CAGGTTGCGTATCTCGCCGCGCGTGACGGCCTCCAGGTGCTCGGAGATGGTATCGAGGTGCCAGTTGCCGATGTAAGGCGTGCCGGGCTCGATGACGTGCCAGGCCATCTTAGTGAACTCGCTAAGTGAGCGCTCAGCTCGGCGCCTGTCGTACTCAAGCTGGATGTCCCGCAGCGGGATCACGTTGGACATGTCGATCATACGTCGGTCACCACCTTAAGACCGTCTAGGCTCTCGTCTGAGGCCTTCGCGGTTAGTCTGAGGTACTCAGTCAGCTCGTCGTCAGTTAAGCGGCTCAGCTTGATCTCACTAGCCAGCGAGCCGTTGATGTTGATGTTCTTGCTCTCGACCTTGTCAACGTAGAGGCCACTGACCTTACCTCGCAGCATCTCGCCGTTGATGGCCGCAGAGTACTGATCCTTGGCTGCAGCCTGGTCGCTCAGCTTACCCAACTTAATCAGGTGCTCTTCGAGTGTGATCTGTACCTTCTTGATCACAGGAGCGCGCAACTCCGCGATGCGAGCAATGACGTGAGGTCGCTGCGAGACAGTCTTAGCTCCAGCGTGGATTGTGCGCTCTTTGTAGCGACTTGTGTCGTAGGCTGCTCTGTAGGCATCTGATGGCCCCAAGCCACGCACGATGTTCTGACAGAAGACCTCTTCTGCGGACGTTACGCCGCTAGGCATTAGCGCCGCTGAGGCTTTCTTTTTTGGCTCATTTACTTCACTCATGCTTTGAGCCCCGACAAGTGTTCGATCGTGAGTGTAAACCCTTCTCGTCTTGCGATGTGCATAATCTCTATCCAATACTTCTGCGGTATGTGACCGTCTGTGCCCTTCATGATCTTAGGGTAAGTCCATCGAGTGATCGTGCTCGGACTGATACCAAGCTTCTTGGCCAGTGAGCGATTGCTCTTGAACTTAGCTAGGACCGTGGCCGCCGGCTTTTTGTTCATCAGGTGACTGTACTCTTCGTTGCCCATTTGCGTTCCAATAATATTCAACAGCGAGTAGTCTAAACTAGTTGTGCGTTTTACTCAACATACAAAAGCATTTTAAATAAAATTAGCCTTGAAACCCAATGATAGCCTCATCGTTAAAAATAATTAAAAATAATTGAAAATAAGTGTTGCGTTTTTCTCAACACTCTGTATAATCGTTTCTGTGGTTGGGCAACACAATAAAACTAAAAGGACTAAACAAAATGAACGAAGATGAATGCACAAACTACGGTACCGAACAAGATCGAGTAGATCAATACACTTACGTTTACGGTGCTGAAAGAGCTGATCAACAATGGATTCTTTCACCGTACGACACCTGGGAACGCAACCCACACTACACAGGCCCAGATCAGGGTCACCCAGAAGACGATTACGACGATTAATTAAATAGGGCCTTCGGGCCCTACTCAAGGAGATTAAAATGAACAGCAAACTAAAAAGAAAAGCAAACCAAATCACTAACCGTTTCCCTGGCGTGTGGCTAAAAGACGGCGAAGACTTTAACGGCAGCACGAACGCGCTATGGTCCGGCGAGGGCTCAGAGATCAACGGCAACTACGCGTTCGACTACTACGGCTTTCGTGACACGATGGGCGTGCACCCAGAGTTGTTTGAGTACCTACACAAGATAGGCCTACACTCTGAATGGTACGACAGCGGTACGGTTTTAATTTATGTAAATTAATTGAATAAAAGTGTTGCGTTTCTCTCAACACTCTGTATAATGACTTCTGTGGTAGGACAACACAATAAAACTAAAAGGACTAAATAAAATGACAAATCTAGCTAAATTACAAGCAACAACTCAAATCGACCAACTAGGCATCTTGTTAGCTCAAATCGCTGACCTTGAGGCACAGGCCGAGATCATCAAGAACGAACTTAAATCAAACGAAGGCGTTATCGAAGGCGACCTATTTCGTGGTGTTGTAACACTGTCAGAAAGAAAGACAGTCGACAACAAGGCGGTCTTCATCGCTGCCGACGTACCAGCTGAGTTAATCGCTAAGTACACCAAGGTAACAGCAGTGATCACTTTAAAAGTAACTTCACGCTAAGGGGAACGACATGACTTGCATCATTCAATTAAAAGTTCAAGGTTTAAAACAAAACAGTGGTGTCGTCAATGGCCTACTAAACATCCAAGGCGACAAGTATGTTTTAAGCGCGGCTGGTCGATTGCTGAGTGACGAAAAAGCAAACGCAATCTGTAATGAATTGCGCGCACAAAAAACTTTTAGCAAAAACTACAAGTTACTATCAGCAACGGTTGTTGCACTTTAGGCGATCAGGCATGAACGAAGAAACTAAAACGGAGAAGGTCGTGGTCTTGCAGCTGACTGAAAAAGAACACGACGCGTTTTGTCTTGCTGCGCAGTGGCCAGAGGACAAAGAATCGTTTAAGAAGCTAATCACCCCAACAAACTTAACAGAACTGATTATTTAGGAGAATTGACATGACAACATCAACACAAACAACTTGGACCCCCTACGACGCCTCAGCGTGCGTGGAGGGCTTCGACGGCGAAGAACACGATCAGGACACAATCATCTCAGCCTGGCAGTACCTACTCGACACCGGCCTATGCTGGCAGCTGCAAGGTTGGTACGGCCGTACCGCTACTCAACTGATCGAAGCCGGCTACATCATCCCACCAGCCACACACTAATCTACCCTCCAACCGAACCGAGTAACCAGCACCCAATTTTTTACTAGGGGTGCGGTGCTCGGTTATTCTTATACTACTTAAATGTGTAATGTGTGTGTGTTTTATGTGTGTACCAACTCTAAAATATACACACTCATTTCTCATATGAATACTTTTTACTATTTAACTGATAACCGATATCTAAAATAAAAAATATATAATAAAAACAAAGAATTAAATAGGGGCGCGGTTAGGGGCGCAGTTGCAAAAAAGGGCGCGGTCACTGCGCCCTTTTTACTTAGAATTCTACCTTTTCTAAAAATCCACCACTTTTGTTGCTGTGAAAGTCTCGCACGATGTTTTTTACCTCCGTCACTCGTGGGTCATCGACCGCGCCCCTAATCCACACATAATGATGCCCATCGTTGTAGATCTTAATCTTGCGCCCAGGGATGGGTGAGTACCCCATCTCAGACAAGATAATAGAGGCCGTCCTATTCTTAGGTAGCTCACCGCCCTGGCCCAAGACAACCTTATTCATCCAGGTAACATCAACAATCTTATCGTTAATAACCTCGCAGTTGTTGTTACTGATAGCGTCGTCGATTAGATCCCAATCAGGCGACACGCTCAAGGCTTTCATCTCACGCTTGGCCCCGGTGTCCGGCGCACGTCCGCTAGGATCAAAGCTGTCGGCAATCTTCCTGTTAAGCAAAAACCTAGCGATAGCGTCTGGACGACGACGCGTGTTAGCGAACAGGTCGTCGAAGTACTCGCGGGCCTTCTCACGGCCACCGAAGGCGTCGAACAACTCATCCTCGCTCTGTATCCTAGAGAACATAGCGCAATAGCGGCGCTCACCGTCGCCCAAGGGCACGGCGTCCTTGTGGTTAGTCAGCAGCAAGTACGACGTGAAGTTAGGCACGGTCCGATGATCGCGGCCCTTCTCCTCGATCTGTATGGTCGAGTTCGATATGATCGGCTTCAACTTGTCCAGGATCTCGTACTTGTTCGTGCCGGCGATGCGGATCTCTTCGACGACCGTCACGATAGAGCCGTGAGCCCAGCCGGTGAAGCGGCCAGAGATTGCCTGCGTGTCCAGCGACCGGACGTTGCTGCCGAGTAACTCCTCGAAGACGTTGCCGAAGTAGCTCTTGCCGGTACCAGGTGCGCCCTGTAATAGCATCGCCCAGCCCACGCGCTTGCCTGGGTTCTGGTAGATGTAGGCCATCCAGTCTAAGAATAGATCCTGCTCGTACTGCGACTCAAGCGTGAAGGCGACGTGCTTCAAGAACATGTCGACCACCATCTGGCCGTCGGCGTCGATAACATCACACGCGCTGACACCCTTGGGTGAGTACGAGTTCATCATGCGCTTGTGCTCGTACGTGAAGAACTTACCGGCGGCGGGGAAGAACATAACGTCCACCACGGTCTGTAGGTTATAGTTAACCAGCGCAAGCTGTGAGGCCTGACGCTCGGCGGCCACGCACTCAGGCTCGCGGTCGAACTTAGCGTTGAAGGCCTCGCGCTTGATCATGTAGTCGGCCACGTCAGCGTTAGCGAACGAGCAGGTGTTCTCGACGTAGACCCAAGGGTCCAGCCAGTCCGGCTGCACAACGGAGTGAG